AAATCAAATGTATCAGTTGATGGTAAACCGTTGATTAAAGGCTCAACAGATTTAACTTGTTTCGCATTGCTCATAGATCTTGCTAAAGCTTTTGTATATCTTGCAGCGAGTCTATCGTAAAGATTATCTTCGATAGCTTCTTCTGTGATTGCAAATGCTAAAGCTACGGTCTCGTGAGTGTATCTAGCTGTAAAAGTTTCTTGTGCATCGTCGAATGATACTCCAGCACCTTCTGCTTTTACTTGCGCTCTTCCGAATCCTGATAACATAACTTCTTCTTCAAAAGCTCTGTCAGAAGACTCGTTAGTATAAATCTCAGCATGCTGATTTTCATACCTTTTATATTCCAGGCCAAATAGTGCATTTAAACCTGGCTCTAGTTCTTTAACTAGCTGTGATCTTGATATAGCCATAATTTATCTCCTATTCTCCTAGTATAATTTAGCGTCTTTTGCTATTGTTACTATGATATTAGCACCAGCTGCAGTTAGATCCTCGTTCTTTGGATCTTCAGCTGATCTTACAACAGTAAACATTTTGTTTACGTTTGCAGAATCTATATCTAGTGTCACAACAGATTGACCATCTTTCGATGTTCCACCGTTGTTGTTACAGTTAAAAGTAGTTCCATGATTAGCTTGAGTTACCGCTGCATCCGCTTTGACCATATATTCTTGGTTTGGATCATCGTTAACAAAAGCAAAACCATTTGTGCTACCCGTGTTTGGGTTAGTTCCAAATGCTTGAGAAGCCGCAACACTGTTTGCAAAAGTTGGTTTCTTAGTTGTGCCATCTATAAAGAAAAAGCCATTAAGAACTCCAACTAATTTAGCATGACCAGTGTTAGTGTAGCTTGCTCCGCCAGTTCCGCCATCGTCAGTAGTCGCGAAACTTGCGTCCTGAATGAAACCTTGGTTACCAGCATCTTGAATAGATGCAGGGTCATTTTTCATCAGAGCAACACCTGGAGCTGTCTGAAGTTGATATTTAGATTGACCTTGAATAGAAGGCGTATTGCCTAATCTCATAGCCGCTCTGAAACCAAATCCAGTAGTTGACTCATTTGCCATAGTTGTTTTCTCCTATTAAAGTTTATCCGATGATTAAGAAATAGTTAAAAAATTATTTCTTTGTACCACCGAAGGTTACACGAGACTGCCTCTCAACATTGATTGGCATCCTCTGGTCTTGCTCCTTCATAAGATCGTTTGATACTGCTTCGCTTCTGTCTTCATGACGTCTTGTCATGTAGGCTTGTCTCTGCTTCGCAATCTCTTCTGGTACCTTCGCAAGTAGAAGGCCACCAACCCCAACTACCCCCTTGTATTTACCGTCTTCGATAACTGGATAATCAGATGCGTTTTCGATTTCCTCAGATCTAACAAGTTCATAACCTTCTCTAATTCGTCCAGTTACGTTCTTGGTATCTTGGAAACCAACACTCTCTGCTCTTATCCATCTGTACCTAAATCCATTAGGTGCAGGGGGTGCATCTAGAGATGATGGTGGAACCCACACTTTAGGTCTCTCTGACTTTGTCCGTGTTTGGTTCGCACGTGAAGTATTTTTATCTTTTTCCATTTTACGCTCCTCCCGTGTTTTTCAATTGTTTTGCGTACTCTTCAAGTGGCACTCCTAATTTTTTAGCTATTGCTACTTGTGATGAAGTGAGTCTCACAGTTTTGCGTCCTGGTTTTACGCTTCTGTTTGCTGATGCAACCGTTTGCACGGGAGCGGACGTTTTCTCTGCCTCATTATTACCAAATTTAGTTGGAAAGTCAACTTTCATTCTTCGATCTATCTCCTGATAATACTCATCAGAGGTAGTATCATAACCTTCGTTTTCTAAATCCTTGTGGTGTTCTATAGCCGTGTTAGTCATAGCTCTGTTCGCACCAAACCAAGTATTTTTGGATGCCCATGCCTCAGCCTTTGGATCAGGCATTGGCGTGCTTGTTGTCTGAGGTTGTTCGACAGGTTTAACAGGCTCTTCAATCTTAGCCTGTTCTCTGCTTTGTTTTGCCTGTTTGATCCTAGCATTTTCAAAAGATAATTCTGCTATTCGTTTGTTAGCAGCTATCTGACCTTTTGCGTCGGATGCCTCGATGGCAGCAGCCAGTTCTCTTTCTGCAGCCTCTAACCCAGCATTAATATTTTTTTCAAATCTATCTAGGTTATCTAGGTCTGTTTTTTTGAAACGAGACTCTACCTCTTTTCTTTTTTCTTCAACAGCCTTTGCGTACTCAAGAGCAGCTTGTTCTCTTCTCTCTGCCTCTCTCATTTTACGAGTTAGTTTAGCGATACGTGATTGTACGCCTTTACTGTACTCTTCTAATTTATCATCTTCCTTTTTTACTTCTTCTTGTTTCTTTGTCTCTTGTTCTTTCTGAACATCCAACTGCTCATCAGATTTCTCAGATGTGTCATTGGACTCATTATTGTTTTCAGTATTTTCATTTGATATCTCCACTTCATTTTCAAATGTTTTATCTTCTGGTAGATCTATATCTGCACCAGGACCTGATGTATCAATGTCAACCGTTTTTTTATCTTCTGGCATAGTTATCCTCCTATGTTAATACTCATGCAAGATGTCCTCTGGACTATCAATTGTTGCTAACACTTCATCGTCGTTTAGCAGACGCATCTCTCCACCATCTATTTTGATTCGGCTACCTGCATATCGTGCAAACATAACCCAATCTTTTTCTTTGCACCATGGACCTTCCGGATACCTCTCTTTATCCTTATAACATTGTGGACCCATGGCCATAACTAATCCTACCTGTGAGGCAACCTGTTGCCTTTCTAAAGTAGTCTCAGCTAATACTATTCCTTTAGTTGTCTCTTTCATTTTGAAAGGTAAAACTAAAAGTCTCCAACCTGTTGGTTTTGGTAATTTTGGTTCTTCTTTTTTTTCTGATTTTACACCAACTAAAGAATTATCGGGTAATTCAATTTTTGGTTTTGGTGTCAATATTGATGACTGTTCCTTTTCCATTTCGCTCCTTATCTTCTAGCAGGTTAGAGAGTTCCTGTAGTGTTGCCTCTAGGGCAGTTATTTGTCCAACAATATATCTATACTTTTCCATGTTGTCAACACTGCCTGAAGTAATAGATATAGACAAAGCCTCTGTCCTATTTCTTATAAATTTAATTAGTCTTGTTATGACTGTTTCTAATTGCATTTTTACCTTTCTTAAAAATTGCAGCGACTTTATTTTTACCCATAACCTTGGCTCGCTGTTCTCCAACGGTTAAAATTTGTATTTTTCTAGCAAAAGGTTTACTAATACGTTTTACCTTTGCAACGGTTGCTCTTGCATCTGAGGGCGTTGCAAATTTTATACGAACAGTATCTTTTGGATTTTCGTCCGTATAAAGTCTACGTCCAGAGCCTTTTGGCTTTTTACCTGTACCTACTTTTGGATCCGCCACGTTTCATCTCCTTAATATGTTTTTTAATTATATTAGATTGTTTTTTATGTAACTTAGAAGCTTTACCTAGAGCTTTTGCTACCTTATTTAGTTTTTTAACCATTATCGTTCTCCTAACTTTTTCTTAAATTTATGCACTTTATTACGAGCTTTTCGTTCAAGTGTTTTATCTTTCTTATTTAATGCAACTTTGACCTCACGTCTAGCTTTCATTAAATTCTTTACAAGACCTTTTTTGTAAGGTCCCTCCTTTAGTGGAGAAATTTTATATGATCTGCCATTAAATTTTTTAGTCTTTGCTTTTAGCATTTCCATCTTCTTCTAGCTTGACGTAGTCTAGAATTAGGATCTTTTGCTGCTTTAGGAAATTTTTTCATTTGTCCTAGTGATCTTGCGCAGAATGATTTTCTACGTTTGGCAGCTTTCGATCCTGGCTTCACTTTTCCAGTCACAGCTGTTTTTAATTTAGAACCTGGGTTAAGTCTTCTATAAGCTTTGACCCCAGCCTCTGTCATACCTGCTCCAGACTTTGTAGGTCTAAAGTTTTTTTTGTTTCTAGGTGGCATACCACCTTTTGCAAGTTTTGGTCTTACTTGAAAATCTGTTCTCATACTATTCCCCCAAATCCCATTTTTTTTCTTTTGGCAAATGTTGGAACATTTGTTGGCTTGCCACCAACACCTTGTGCTACAGCTCTTTTTCTAGAAACTGCTGATCGTCTTTGACTTTCAGTCATACGTCTTGCTTTTGCAAGAGGCACACATTTTGGATATTTACGTTTTGCGTCTTTCTTTTGTTTTGATCTTCCACACTTTGAGAAAGAACCATCTTTCTTTTTACTTCCTATGTCTACCCACTTCTGGGCAAACCATTTATCTAAACCATTCTTGGCCATTACGAATTCTTTCCGTAAGCTCTTCCTCTGCCTCTTTTAGCTAACTTACAACCTTTAGATCCTGCTTTAAAACCAGCTCTTCCACCAGATTTATAACCACCCATAGCTTCTGGTATTGTTTTAACAAATTCTTTTGTTTGTTTAACCACTTTAGGGTCTTTTAAACTATCTTGAAAATCGGATAATCTTTCATTTTTTCTTTCTAATTCTACTCTTTTTCTATTTAATCTTTGTTTTCTTGATTTTGGACTTAAAGTTCCTTTAATATCTTTTTTAATTCCAGTA